CGCCAGGCAAAGTAGTTATTTCTGTACCTCTACCACCCTCTCTTCTTGGTAACCAAAAATCTTCTAACATTGACATATGATTTCTATCGTCACGAATTTCACCTGTTTTTGCGTCATATACCAGTTTGTTTCTGTAACGATTCATTACATCTTTTAGATAAGCTTCTGCCTTTATCTTTGGTAAATTACCCACATCAATATAGAATATTCTTCTTTCTGGTGCTCTTGATATACGATAAATTACCAATGCGTCCTCTATCATACGCAATTGATTTACAGGTTTGATTGCTTTATTTAAATGTGATAATACATTTCCTCTTGTCATATCAATAAGTCCAGATGGACAATATGATATAGAGTCTGCTGTAAGTTTTACACCAGTAGAAGTACCAGTTGCTTGATCCAATCCCTTATCATTATACAAATAAAAATCTTCTATTTGTCTAATAACATCTAATCCAGTTCTTTGATCTTTTTCTACTTTTTTATTACGAACCTTTTTAATTTTTCTTGGATCAATGTAACGTACTTCTTGAATACCTTTTTTCGTATTTTTAGAGTCAATAATTTTATGATAGTATATTCTACCATCAATATACCATCTTCTGAAAATATCATGTCCTTTTTCATTAAAATCTAAAAGACGTAATATCTCATCAAACTCTTCACGAATTTTATTTTTGATTGTTTGAGAAAGATTAAGTCTATCTAATGAAAGAGAAACAGATTGTCCTTTTTCATCTGATACAATAGACTCATTCACTATATCCTCAATCGCACTATCACATTCTGGTTGTTGTGCAATTGAACGATATCTATTGATTAAATCAAGATCACTACGATCTCTCCCAGCTATATCTAAAATAGAAGAATAAAATCCACCACCAGATATATCATAGGAGCCATCATCTGGAGAAGGAGTCGTTATTGAATCCTTCCCCAAATCTTGTTTCGCTCTTGTTATTCTGAAACCGAAAAGTTCAGCCATACTATAATTCTCCTAGTTAATACCCAACTATTTAGTCGGATAAATTAACTAGATATCACTTGCAGTAAATGAAGTATATCTCCATGTTACATCAAAAGTTTCAATATCACTTACTGTGTCGTATGATAATTCTACTGGTGCAAGAATTGTTGGCCAACAGTTTCTGATAATATATCTTTTCAGAATATTATCTGCTCTGTCTAACTGTTCAACTCTTAGATCAGCAGTATAATCAGAAACATTTACTAATCCAGTATTTGTTTCAAGATCATTTATACCATTCATCCATCTTTCGATTGCATTTCTTACCATAAAATCAGTATCATTAATGATTGTGGTAGTCCATGTTTCAAAAGTTCTATCACCAGCAAGAAATAACTGTCTACCTCTAAAGTTTACTGCTACTTCTGGTATTGTTTGGCCAGGCAAAGATGTTGCCTTGACTAAAAATTGTGTTCTAACTGCATCCAATCCAGTTGTGATAGTTGTTGGTGTTGTCATTACAACTCTATATTGATTTGCTCTTGCACCACCACCGATAAGGTTGGATTTAAAATCGTCTATACTAGCCATCTTTTATCTCCCTTATCCGCCTATCTCACTGAAAGCGACACCAGTTCGCACAGCGATGAAGTTAAGTTGAACAAAGTTAATTGACCTTGCTGGTTTGACAAAGATATCTCCGACAAACTCATTTCTGTCAATCACTTCTCCAGTATTATTTGTTTCGTCTGCGATTACAGAGAAATCACTAATACCTCTTCTTCCTTGTACATCTCTCAAGAAAGGTTCTACTAGGTTAACAAACTGAGCTCTTGTGAACGCATCATTGAACTCAAACATTTGAAACTTAGCAGCGTTTGAAATTGCTTTCTCAAGTACAAGAAATAATCTTCGTACATTAATTCTGTCAAATGCACTAGGTCTTGTTAGAGCAGTTTTATCTCCAAAAAGAACTGTACCTTGGCCTGGGAATGTACATACAGGATTTACTCTGTTTTGATAAAGTAAATCTCTTTCTGCTTTTGATGGGTTAAACGCAAGTTTGGTTACACCACGAACTCCACCTCTGTTATAACCAGCAGGAGAGAACCATGCGTCAGCAACAAGATCAGTATTTGCAGTAATTCCAGCAATGTCACCATTGAGTGGAACATATCTGTAAACATCATTATACTTATCAAACATATACTTATAACCACTATCAAATACACAGTAAGATGAACTGTTTATATTACCAAAGAATGTAGTTACTTTTGTTGTTTTTGCAGAGTTACTATCACCACCAACAACATCACCAGCTCTTGGTGAAATAAATGCAACTGCATCTTTTCTTGATTCTGCAAGTGCAACCACATTTTGTGCGTGTGTAATACCATCTGCACCATTACCACAAGCACCAGACATAATTAAATCTACTTCAGTTGTATCGTTATCAAGTAAATCTAAACTGGTTTTCTTTTCACCTACTGATGGAGTTCCATCTATACCACCAGTTAAAGCAGTGTCAATTATCTGTAGGTTATCAGATGATTGTACATAAGCATTATCAGTGCCTGGTGTATTATCACCAGCTTCAGTTAATGAACTGTCGTGACTACCCCAATATACATATTTGGAAGTATCATTTAATACGTTTGCATAAAAGTTAGAACCACCTTGTGGTGTTTTTGCAATTCCACCTTGTGATAAAAATCCAAATGTTTCTAGTACAGCGGCAGTTCTTTGGCCAGGTGCATCAGCATCAAAACCAGTAATTGCTCCAGTATTATCATACACAACAATATGCATTTCATCATTGGTATAACCTTTATCTGCAGCCCATGTAGATGTGCCTGGTGCAGAATCAAATAAATCATGAAATTTCCAACGTCTTGTTATTTTTTCATTATCAGCAACAGCTGCTGTTAATCCACCACCATTTACTTGATCTGATTGTCTAATAGTAAGAACATGAGTAGCAATACCTGTTATTTCATACTTTGTAGAATGACCAGATATACCATCAGTTCCATCAAAAGTAATAATATCACCTACATTAAACTTAGCACCATTATCTACTGTAATTTGACTATTAGTAGCTACATAACCAGCTGCATCATTGACACCACCTGTTCCAGCATCATATTGTTGTGAGAAACCATTAGCGCCTGCACATACTGATACTTTTAATGCATTACCATGAGCACCCATTGTTTTTGCAATCCATAAACTACTACCTAATGTACCATTATCAGTAGCAGAATCATAGTCTGCTCTATTTTTTATATCTAATGCAGATCCAGCACCTACTGCATTTCTACCAGCAGCTGCGTCTGCACGAATTACTCTAAGATTACTAGAGTATTGTAAAAAGTTTGCGGCTGTAAACCAATCTTCATAATTATTAGCATTTGGTTTACCAAAAGTGTTAACCAGTTCTTCCTCTGTGTTTATTATAGTAATTTCTTCTACAGGGCCTTTGGAAAAATGTCCAACCACGACACCTATACCAGAACTTACTGGAGGAACAACATTAGTTTTGTCAACTTCTTTTGTGACCACGCCAGGGGAAACTTGAAAAGCCATATTTTTTTCTCCTTATGGATCATATTTAAAGTTTTAAACTTACGATTATATTTATAAAATAACCCTTTTTCACATCAAAATTTATAGGTTGAACTGCACATAAATAATTATATGACCACATTCTATGAGAAATATAGAAAGACAATAAGACAAGTTTCTCAAAGAAACTATAGAGCAAGAATAATATGGGTGCATGAATATCTTGCAGATAAGTCCTGTAAATACTGTGGTGAGCCTGAAACTGCGTGTTTAAAGTTTTATCCTCATGATATGCATATTAGACGATTAACTAAAAGAAAAGGATTAAATCCATACTCCAGAAGTGAAGTCATGGATCTTATCAAAGAAAGTGAGATTGTTTGTGCAAATTGTTATTTAAAACTAGAAAATGATATAATAGAGATTATGTGATTACCAATCTGTTTCATATGTTCTGACTACAGGTGTCCATCTTGTTCCATACTCATCAATTTCAACATTATCATTTACACCATCTAATATAAATCCAAATGGAGCCATATCTTGTTCTAATTGGTTTTGTTGTTCTTTATACATTCTCTCACGAATATCATCATCTGTTAGTTCCTTGAAGTAAGTTTGTTGTACTAACCAACCAAATAAAACACAACACATAACTAAATCATCTGTGTGTCCATCTTCTGCTTCATATGATTGTCCTTTAAGTATAAATGTAGAAAACTCTTTTATTAAATCATAATCATTAATAATTAACTTATCAGTTTCTACTATCTGTTTTAGATTAGAACAACCCATCTTTTTTACTGCCTTAGTTGTTCTCACACCAAGTTGTGCTTTTCCACCAGAAAATCCACCCCCAACAATTTGACCAGCTCTACCCCTCATAGATGCCATAATAAGATTTTCGTATTCTAAATCAAACTGTAGTGCAGTTGCAACTTGTTCTCCTATATCATTTACTTCTACTAAAGTATAGGCTTGATTATATGCAAGTGCAACATCATGTATAATATTAGGAAAGAGTAGTGGTTTTATCTCGTTGTTTCTATACTTTGCAACTATCTTATAAGGTACAGTAGTTACATCAAAAACTACAAACGCAGAGTAATCATTATTTGTTCCTCTAGAAACGTCTGCGATTATGATGTAAGTATTACCCTTTACTGGTTTTTCATACATATCCAATCCAGCACTTGTTTTCATAACATTCTGAAACGCCATTGATTTTATCTTTGCTGGTGCAATAAGTGTATTTGCAGAACCTAAGAACTCACACTCAAACTCTCTACGAAATTGTTCCTCTGAGGTATTTGCAATAGTTTCTTCTCTCCACTTTGCATCACGGCCTGGAACTTCACTCCAATGAACATCTATAATATTATAGGAGTTTCTTTTGTTTTCTGCGTCTACCCAAAGTTTATAAAACAAGTTCATACCATTTGGTGTAGATACGATAATAACTTTAGTTGATTTACCAGATGAAATTGTAGGATAAACAGAACTAAAAAAGTCCTCTGCAACTGTATTCGGAACAAATGCAAATTCGTCTAGGAATATCATATTGTATGAACCACCACGAACTGCACTAGATGATGTAGATGATGCA